CGGGGTTATAGGCAAACATAGTTATTCTCTCCTTCGATTAAGCCGCTTTGGCTTGGGTTAATTCTTGCGCCAGGGCCGCGCCGATCACGGACGGCTTGATCGCCAGGCGTTTCTTGCCGCGGTAGTTCACTTCTTCGACGGCTTCGGGCAGCACCTTCTTGACGTCTTGGGCGAGGAATCCGACATGCTTGGCTCCGGGCTCCCCGCTCCCTGCTTCCTGCTCCTTGTATTTGAACTCGTAGGCCGTGAGCCCGAGCACTTTGCCGGCCGAGCCGAGAGGCTTGATGTCCTTTTTCATGCGCTTGTCTGAGAAGATCGACGAACCGATGTTGCCGATCATGTTGAACATTCCCGCCTGGCGCATCGCGCCCGCCTGCATGTTGGCACCTTGGATGGCGGCCTGGTTGTTCATCGCCGAGTTATACATCGAGCCTTGGAGATTCCGGTTGAAGGATTCGACGTTGCCCGCCTGGTTCACGGCATTGTTGAACGTGTTACCGATCAGCGCCGTGCCTTGTCCCATGGTCGCTTGGCCCAGGCCAAAGGCCGGGTTGAGTCCGCGGGCGAAGGGGTCGAGGGCGCCGTAGCCTTCGGCCAGGGTGATCCGGCGGCCGCGTCGGGCCAGGTCGAGCTGGTTGGCACCGAGGGCGAATTGACGCCGCTGGTCGAGACGCTGCTGCGACATGGCATCCCGGTTGAGGATCTCCGCGGCCGACGATCCGGCACTGGTGCCGAGACCGCGGGCGGCGAAGGCGCCGCGGGCGGATTGCTGCGCCGCACGTTCCTGCTCCGGCGAGAGGGAGCGTCCGAGCATCAGCTCCTCTTGAGCCTGACGCTGGATCTCCGCCTCGATGGCGCTGGGGGCGCTGGCCGCTTGCAACTCCTGGTCCATCACGCCACGGGTCCGGGCGAGGTATTCATTATCCAGCTCCCCGGCCACCTGACGGGCCGTGCCGAGCTGCATCGCCGTCATCTTCGGATACAGACGCTCGAGCGAACGCTCCTGCTCCTGCATCTGTTGGATGGCCGACCGCGTCGCCGCGGCATACATGCGATCGTAGTCGATTGGTGCCGGTGCCGGGGGCGGCGGCGGCGGTGCTGGAATTGAAGGTCCTCCTCCCATAATGTTATCTCCTTACTTTCTTAGTTAGTTGTTCCCACAAATATACCCGCGGCTCAAAGCTCCCCCTGCGGCACCATGCCACATAGGTCTGCGGATGCGGCGCCACGCGCAGACACTCCCGCACAGGGTTTGTGCCAGCAGTGCCAGCAGCCAAAGTGACGAACCAAGTGTTAGGCTCGCCGCTTTCAAATTGTTGCTCCTCCGTGTTCCACCGGCAGGCTTTGGCCAGCATGAAGCAGCTTGGGCTGTTCCACACATAGCCCGCCGACAGATGCTCGCCGACAAGCTCCCAGAAATCTTGCGTGCTGTGGTTGTCCCACCATGTTTTTGCGAGTTGCCATGGGGTCATGCTTAGAACTTGATGCAATACAGCAGGGCGATGTTGGCGGGGCGGGTTTCGCTTGCCGTGCGCGGGGTTCCGTTGGCTCCGTCTGTGGTGGGATTTCCGATCTGAATCGACGCAGGAACAGACTCGGCTCCGAATCCACCGGCTATAGTATGCACTGGGCCAATAAGTTTTTGCGCGTCGTGCGTTACTGCGTGCTGGTGTCCTTGGAATGCATCGCCTTCTTTGGCCGCAAATGTCTTGTTGTAAGTAATGCCGCTGATCGTCTGCGATCCGCTGCCGCGCACAAATATGCCGCGAAGGTCGGGAACGCGGAAGTGCGACGTGCCAGCGCCGCCGGACCCGTTGGTCTCTCCGTAGGTGGTGCTGATGGCCGCGAACAAGGCGGCATAGGTGCCTGTCTTGGCGTATTCGGTGCCGTCTGCCGTCAGCCAGCCTGCGGGGGCGCTGTTCATTGCGAAGGCTTGCACGGCGCCAGCGGGCACCAAGAGCTGCTGCACGGCGGCGGCGAGCTTTGCCACGGTCACTTCGCCGTCTGCCACAACGACAGTCGGCGCGGCAGCGCTGTTGAGTTTCGCGGGCGTGACGGTCTCGCCTGAGACCCAGTTGTAAGATGCGGTTACGGTTGCCATGAGTAGTTGAGAGTTGAGGGTTTAGAGTTGAGGGTTAGGCGGCGTTGCGGGTTTCGGTCGGCGGGTTGCTCGGCCCTGCCGCTTCGATTGAGACGTTGCGGATCTCCGGCCGGTTGGCCGTGGTTAGAAATTCAAGTTCGGCGTAGTGTGCCTTGGCGCGGATCGGCTGCTTGAGCGTGTAGTCTTCCGCGAGGCCGGACGTGTTGGTCTGCCCCGGCACCAGCGTGATCGTGGCGTCGGGGTTGATCGTGATGGCTTTGACCGTGACCGAGCCGGTGTTGGGAAGGACGACATCGGCGAGGCTGCGGACGAAGCGTTTCGTTGACATGCTGCCCATGCCGTAGCGGCGGGTGACGATGCGGCCGGGGACCGGCGTGATGACATCGGCCTCCACGTCCGGCGACTGGTCGCCTTCTTCGATCTCGTCGAGGAGCATGAGGCGTCCGGCCTTGTTGCTGACGAAGAGGCGGCGCTCGTTGGCGCGGGTGGCGACTACGAAGTCATCCACGCCGAATCCGTAGATGTCGCGGGTTTCCCACTGGTCGTTGAGTGCGTTGTAAAGGAAGACGCCGTTGTTGTTGTCCGCACCGGCGAGCGGGACGGCGAGGTAGTAGCGGTTGCTATACCAAAGCCCGACCGAGTTCTTGACCAGTGTTGCGTTAAGGTCGTCGAGCTGGTTGGCGATGGGATCGCTGAGAGGCTTGGTGTCGCCCCGCAATTTAAGGTCGAGGCGGCTGTCGAGGCGGTAGACACCGGAGTCACTGAGGAAATAGACAAACTGCCCCGCCGTGGCGATGGAGCGGCGGGCCGCGCAGCCGACCTCATCGGTGAGGAGCGTGAGCTTGGAGAGCGCCGTGTCGATGGCCGTGCTGGCGCCATCCACGCTGGCGAACTGATTGACCTCCGCGAGCCAGATGGACTTTCTACAAAAGACGAGGAAGCTGTTCTCCACCCACGGATGCACCGCGACAACGAAGTCATTGCTGCCCGCACCGGCGCGGAAGGACTGCCAGTAAGGATCGTAGGTATTGGCGTCCAGAATATCGCTGATGAGCACGTTGTTCTTGCCGTCAGGCAGGACGAGTCGGTTGTTGACGTAGGTGCCCCACGGCACCGAGCGCATGGTCTTGTAGGTGGCCGAGAGTCCGGTCGGCACGCCTGCGGGACTGCGGACGAAGGAGGTCGTGACGCCGTCCCAATAGAGAGGCGCCTTCACTCGGCGGATGGTGCGCCCGCTGGTTGTGGCGTCGGTCGCGGTTCCGCTCGGCACGGTGATCGTAAAGCTGTTGGTGGAGGACGTGGCGATGTCGTATTCCACGCCGTCAAAGGCCGCGACATTGCTCCCCTCGATGCGCACGCGGGCGCCAGCGGGGAATCCGTGGCCGGTCAGGTTGACGGTCGCCGTGGTGGACGCCACCGTGATGCCGCCGCTGGTCACGCTTTTGACCACCCAGCCCGGACGCGAGGCGTCGGCTTCGCGGAAGAGGTAGAGGCGGTCGTTGGCCTGCGTCATGGAAATGGTGTCGGTCGGCTCGATGACCTCGTCCGGTGATGTCGGGTAGCCCAGTTCTTGGGGCAAAACGCTAATAACGATGGTGTCGCCGTTCTCGTCCACGATTTCTTCTCCGGTATCAGTGACAAGGAAGCCGCCCGCCCAGACACCGGCGAAGGATTGGTTGTCGTCCAGCAGGATGGTGTAAGCACGGTCGCCGCCCGCCAGCACAACGATCTCCGCGCTCTGCACCTGATCCGGCGAGCGGTAGACGCTGGCCGCAAAGATGCCGCCGGAATAGACGCTCTGCACCACCGGCGCGTTGGGCGCAGGGTTGAGCACAAAGGGCACGGTGAGCGGCGAGCTCGCCACGCTGATCGCGTCCGCCATGCGCTTGGCGCCCTTGCGCGTCACCGCCACTCCACGATCCAGCCGCATGTTCTCCGAGAGCTGGAGCATGCCAGCAGGCAACGCAACCGGATTGATGCGCGAGGCATAGCCTGCGAATCCGGCGTCACCGTCGCGGAGGATGGGGCTTTCTAGGGACATTTAATGTTAGCCCTCATACATAATGTTGACCGAACCGGCGTCGAAGGTGTCGGTGCCGTTGACGGTGGTTAGGCGGACGCGGTCGAGGGTGGCCGATAGAGTTTTTGAGCCAGAACCAAACAGCACTTGAGAAGATGCTGCTGTTGCGCAGGACGAATAAACCCATGTATTGTTTGCAAGCAGCGACATCACAACTTGGCCGCCTCTCTCCCATCCGCTCACGCCTCCGGCTTCAATGACAAATCCAGAAGAATAAAATGCAGGTGAATTTATACCGTTTTGCGCTCCAGAAGCGTAACCGCTCGCTTCAATTCCTCCGGCATCACCTAATTGAACTTGAATTTCGCTGGTTCCATTCGTGCTAACCCCGCTCAACATCACCGTAATCCGCTTCACCCAAGACGGAATGCCAGTGAAGTCAATGCTGGTGCCGCTGGTGGTAGCTTGGGCGGTGGCGAGCGTGAGCGGCTGAGTCAGCATCGTCGGCGTCACCTTGGCGCTCCCAATCGCCGTCACACCGGCATTGCTGATCGTCACGTCGCCAGTCACAGCAACCTTGGTCGCCACGTTGCTGCCGTTGCCGACAAGGATGTTGGCGCTGTCCAGTGCAGCGAGCTTGCTGAAGGCGATGGCCGCCGCCGCATCAATATCCGCATTGACCAGCCCGCCGCGCACCACAGATGCGGCGACACGCTTGGTCAGTCCGCTCTGCTCGATGACGAACTCGTCGCCGGATGCGAGGGTGTTTGCTTGGGTTAGTTGTCCGATTGTTTTGGCCATATTAGGAAGTGGTTAGTGACTTGTGACTTGTGACGAGTTAGGAAATTTCTTTGCGGCTGGTCAGGACGTAGCTGACGGTTTTGGCGTTGTTGCGCTTCATTTCGGATTCGACCAGGGAGATGAAGGATTGCCATTGGCTGCCCGCTTGGCCGGGGCGACCAGGGAGCGTTTGACAGCCTTCCGATTCGGTGCGCAGTGGGTTGTTGCCGCCGGCATGGATGTTGATGCCGAAGTAGCCGGTCTCTTTGTCTTCGCCGCGAAGCACTGTCACCGGACCCGCCTGGACGAGCGCCCTGTAGGGATTGCCGCGCCGGATGCCGTGCTTGCCGAGTTTGTAGCGGTAGACTCCCGGAGCAAGCTGCGCCATTTGCTTGCCGGCCTTGGCGTTGTAGCCGAGGCGGGACGGATCGACGTTGGCATTCCACGCCGCATGCACATTCGGGCTGACCAAAATGATGGCGTCATCGAAACGGTTAAGATCGTTCTTTCCGACCGCCCCGATCGTGTCGCGGAAGTATCCTCTGATGCCGACCAGGCAGACGGGATCGCTCACCTTGAGAGCAGCGAGCTGCTTCAAGGTGTCTGCGCGTTTTTGCTGTGGTCGGCTCTTGGGGATCACTTGCTTGGCTCTTTGACAGTCTTGGCGTCGAAGGTGACGGTGGCTTGTTGCTTCAAGAAATCGTAGCCGACGGTGACGCAGCCGCTCATCGACAGGGCGATGAGCGCGAGGGCTGAGACTTGGAGGCAGCGGCGGGTCCGGAGGCCCCGCCCTACCTGGTCGGCTTGCGGTTTCATCCTTCGTGTTACAGGCGGGCGGTGTTGTCTTTGGCGACGATGAGCCCCCAGCCGGCGGTGATGGCGGCGAGGTGCATTGCCAGGTCGCCGACGGGCGTGCCTTCGAGGACGCTCTTCACCACGGTCAAAGCCGAGATGAGGATGGTGATGACTCCGAGGATGGTCGTTTTGATATTACGCATG